TCTTTCAAATTCAGGGATATCATAGTATCTCAAGTAGTTCACCTTTAGATATCATCATCACGGTCCCCTACCTGCGTTGGATCATAATCGTCAGAACACTCTCGGAAATTATTTTTGAGATACCAGATGAGATTCTTACACTCGTCTATGTACACAATGACCCAATGACCTGAAACTTTAGTGGGATAAACCTTCTGTCCCTTCTTTATCCACTTGTAGCCATCAGAAATACATTCCCAACAACCAAAATACTCTTGGCTCATCGCGGCACCACTCTCTGTATCCTCACAATGTTCGGGATTTGGAAAACAAAAAATAATTTATCCAAGGTCTTGAAATTCGTTAACCGAGTACATATATTATACTCTTAGTATATTAACTATAGGAATAGTCCTTAAGGAATTCTTTAAGTTCCTAAGTAATCTTATAAACATAAGGATAAACATAAGTAAGTTCATCTGGTATATAAACAGCAGTTAATTAACCAGATGTATTACATCATGTTATGTCCTGAAACTAATTACACAAGGGGTGATCCAAAGGAATCCATTTGCCCTAGACCCAAGGATCACCCCACCCGGTTATCCCTTAGTCACCTGTCTTCTTGATATCATCCGAACGTATTTCAACATACCGTTTGGATGCTATTGTTTCCAATGATCTTGCGATCTTATGGATGCTAGGACCAATGAAGAGGAGGAAGTATACTGAGAAGATCGTCAGGACCCATCCAATTGAATTGATATGGCTTAGCAATTTGTCCACTGATTTAATCCTTCTTCAAATCTTTCAGTTGACTTTGGATGACTTCCTTAATATCCATCATCAGTTCTCTTGCCTCAGGAGATTTGACGATCTCTTCACCGAACTCAGAACCTGCCATCAAGAGGATTGTCTGTTTTCCAGGAATTAAACAAGAGGCACCAAACAATACGAAAACCAAGAGGACAATCCAACTCTTCTTGGCAATCCACCTTAAGATGTAGTCTTCGTGTGGACCATAAGTCTCAAATTTTTGGCACAACCCACAGAGTACTGCGATCGCCGTAGCAATAATAAACAATATTGAGGATATCCTCAGGAAAGTTACCAGAGAGGGTAATACATCCGAAAGGTAGATTACCAGAGTGAGGGAGTTCATATCAGAATGCCTTTCTTTGACACACAGAGCCTCACAGAGAGGATTTCTCAGTGGATTTGATAGATGACACCAGAGGAAGCCTCAATCGTTTGTATGAGCTTCTCTGTGGATTTCTTTTGTTTTACCACCCGACGGAGTAGACCAATGCTATTAGCCCTACATTCCACAATGGCATGAAACCTTTTGTCGAATTCCTCTTCAGAGAGGTTGTCATCGAGTTTGTACATCAGATATCATCCTCTCTATCCCCTTGTTGACTTGGATCATAGGGGACTTCTTTGTATGGACGAAACAGAGTGTAGGAAGGTCCAAGAAATTCATTCCCTTGCCATCGCATGTATACGCTAAATTCTTCATCACTACCAGTCGGACGATGAAGGGTAGGAAATTCTCTACCCCCGTTTAACGATACGACTTTCCATTCAAAATTCCTAGATCTGATTATATCTCCAATTTGGATATCATCTGGACCAAAAGTATCGATCTTTATCATCTTTCTTTATTTCCCTCATACTCTTGAAGTCACTCCAGAACTTCGGATTACCGATGTAAGTCTGACACTCGTATGTCTGTTCATCATCACCGAAGATAGTCACAGTTTTACGATGATACATGGAGATATCAGGTGCTTCTTGGACATATCCCTCAAGGCCATCCAATGACCTAAGAACCGACGCCTCTTTGTCTTCATCAATCAGGAAGACTTCCCCACAAACACTATCCCATCCGCTTGGGGCAGAAACAGGAAAGCCACTATCATATAGTTTGTAACCTTGGAGAGTCCCTGTGGTAACCAGGGTAGAACGACCAGAAAGCAAACGCTCACCATTACCATAACCCTGCTTGAGGGTTCCATAGCAAAATACATACATTAATCAGCGATCCTTGAGAACTAATTCAAGACCCAACGCATCGGCTAGGCCCATGATGACAAAAATTGATGGAGTGTGACGACCTGCCCGCCAATCAGTTATTTGATTTGGGTAAACATCCATCTTATCACACAAGGATGCAAGAGAGACACCCTTCTGGTCTGCAATATCAAACATCTGTTTCATGATGGGCACAGAGGTACGAGCAGGAACCTTATGCCTTCCCATTACTTCGTAAATCTCACACCACCAGGGTCGTATGAAGGAACTACCTCAAAGTGAGTTTCCACTGTTGTGTCAGAGTGGTGAGTAACTGTCAGAACACCATAACGTTCAGGGAATGAATACTGAGTTGTCTGCCTATTGCGCTCTTCAATATTAGCACGTTCTCTTGAAAGAAACGGACCCTTATAATACGTCCCGTTATCCGGTGTTTTATAGGCGTTGAAATATTCCTTACGGGGTTCAACGTATTCTTCCCACCACTTATCCCACTCCCATGTGGAACGGGTGTCAACCTTGTTGTTCATCCAACCTTCTGTGCCATAGACACAAAGACACTCGAACACATCATCAATACCCTTCCTCTTATACTTCTTCCCAACTTCAAACATGATTGCCCCCTATAGGCGAAATGAATTCTTCAGTTCCCAAGCATCTCGGTTCACCTTTTGGTGAAGCTCTCTACCATGAGGTTTAGGAACATTGGTTGTTTCTGTCTTCCTCATGTCCGGCGCTGTCTGTATTCTGTCCACAATTGTCCAGAGGTTCGGTTTGTATTTCATCACACAGGTTCCCACGTTTTCTTATAGTCGAACTTGTCTGGAACAATGACACTCTTGGGACGCTTCAAGAGACACGTCAAGGACTCAGGTAGGGGTTTTGTGACGAGTGGCCGAAAACGAAAGATACCAAAAGAGGTTTCGTATTTCTCACCTCGGAAGAGTGCGACCTTATTAGAAATTTCATTAAGTCTCACACAGACATTGTTTGGATACTTTGGATGAATAATCCCAACATCTCTAATAGAGTATATTTGCCCCTCCACGGGACCTACATCATCCTTAAAAGGTGAAGTCCCATCGTCACGCATGTTATTTATCCAAGTGTTGATACAGACAACCTTAACCCCAGGTTTTGCCCAATCATATATCGTCATCTTTGTCACCCATCTGTGTAGGATCATAGTCATTCATACTGTAACCCTTCTCTTCAAGAGAGAACCTAAGGTGACAGTAAGGTCCACGAATTGTAGTTTCATCGTATCTACCGCGAGCGGCTCTAGCAGTGGACTTCGATCTTGGGACATATCTAACCCAAAGTGATTGGGAGCCATCAGGCCAATTCTTCACTCTTGATACTTCGAACCTTTGGGAAAACATCAGACCGTTTATATTTTGCCTATTGATCCGCCCCGGTTGATCCGATCTACTCTCAATACAACGAACAATATCCCCAACATGAAACATTTCAAATCCCAATCAAATAAGCAACGATAAATCCAACAGATACCCAGAAGAGGATAACCGCAACGTCGAAAGGACAACGGAAGTTCATTTGATCCTAACCCATCCAATAGCAATGGAAATAAAGAACGTAATGACCAAAGAGACTGTCATGACAAAGGTTATCCCAAAGAGGGGATTGATACCACAGACAATGGAGATGACATAAAGAAACACCATCACCCAGAACATAATCCAAGTCATAACCACGCCCATATCATCCTCCCATGTCACCAACAGTAATCGGCTATTCGTTCCCCTGACTTGTCATAATCATGAATAGCGGTCACGACAATACCTTCGGAGCAACGTTTAATTAAGATATCAGCTTCTTCGATTGTGGAACACTTTGCCACATTTTCCCAAGGTTTGTACCATCTCTTTTTGGACTGGATTTCAATCCAACTGTACATGCCCTTACGCTTACAGACAGCACGGTATTTCATCAATCGAATTCCTTTGGCATTGATTGAGTATTGGTGTATCCACTGTCAACCTTACCTTTAGGCTTAGGGACACAAAAACCATAAATCCCAACGTAGTTTTCTTTTGTGTCCTGGCTTTCAGCCACAGCCAATGCTTTCAGACAGTCTGCTTGTGACACATAAGGGCCAATCTGTTGTGACGTCGCCCCACTGGAATAAGTCAACATAAGAACAAGAACCCAATTCATTTCATTACCTTTCTACGGCAAAAAGAAAAGCCTACCTGTTCCAACTCAAGTAAGCTTCTATTTCTGTCATTCCATCTAGACAGACTTTGGACTAGGGGTTGTTCGTGGGGTATTCCCTAATCCCTGGCGTCTAGCCAATCTAGCGATTAGCGACCCTACGGACAGGTCACAATATCTGTCTATTTTACGTTACAAGACCATTGCGGCTGAAGATAAGAGTTTACGGACCGTCGCGAATGTACATAGGAAACCTCCTATTGTTGCAACATCGATCACTATAGGCCGATCCTCATTATGATCTAGTTGTGCTTGTCAGTAGCTACGGGAACCCCGCTCACCACCGTTGCCTTTTGTCCCATGATTTCCACCACCTTGTCCAGGATTGGAATCGTCATCATGGTCATCATCGTTGCCATGCCCATTGTCGTCATGGTCGCACTTTCCCTTACAACCTGGGTCCGTAGGGTCTACGGGATCAACTGGATCAGCAGGGTCCGTGTCTACGGGTTCAGTGGGAGTTGTGGTGGGTGCAGGAGAGGGGGACTGTGATGAATGGCTGGCTGGACTTCGTTCCGGCCTTGATTGATCTTCATTGCATCGTGAGGAACCAAATCCCCAAATGTCAGTCGTATTGTTCCCGCATGAATAGTCCTTTGCATCGGCAGGATAGACAAAGAACAAGGTCATCATGACCAAAGCCATAGCCGTGAGAAGGTAGGCAAAGAAACTCGTATTGCTACGCATAGTAAGCCCCATTTGTTGTTGTTGTGAAAGAGAAGGTCCTCCCCGACAAGGATTTGCTAAGACACAGTTATACAGATGTAGTCCTAGCGGCATTCGGGGAGGTATTATAGGCAAAATTATGCCTCTAGCCAATCGTTAAACTGACTAGAGGCTAAATTTCTGTCCGTTTCAGGACTTCATCAGTTGCCTACGATAACGAAACGCCGCGCACTGAAGCAAGAACCTTCAGAACAACGGCTTGATTTCATAGTCTTACCTATACCTTTGAGGGTATAAGCAACTTCATTGAGATGAAATCCCTTGAATTTCCCTTTTCCAATACACCATGATACAGGTTCATAAATCTCTCCCGCTTTAATCAAGCCAAGGTCCAGACCTGTATCATCGATGCAAAGAAGTTTCTCCCCTATCTTGGGAATACGGACTGTAGGAGGTAGCATTAAAGTCTCCTATATTCATCAGTACGCAAAGTGAGAACGGGATAACGCTTTTGTTCCTCTACCTTTGCTTCAATAAGCCCACTGGAAAACAGACCTGCAAAGAAACCATTTGCAAGCCCTACGACAAGACAAATTGCAGCAAGAAGCCACATCATTACAGAACCCCTCTATTAGATAGCCTCTAAATCGACCACACAAGGCCACACAAGCGATTTCAGAGGTAAGACGGGGCAAGCCCCTACAACCACTAGAACGCTTCTCTACGGGCTTGTGTTAGATTAATATAAAAATCCCCTAACAGTTACGGAAGGGGACTCTTATACAAATCGCATGGTTCATCCTCTGAATGACATTCCTGCAAGGAATATAAAGGTTAATATCCAAAGCAGGGGGCAAGAGAACCCTCCTATGAATGTCAGTAGTGTAAGAAACCCTAACATCTCTTTATGCTCCTCACGTTTGAGTTAGAGTTGGCAGGAGGAGGAGACTTTTCGGGATAGCTGTAAGGGATACCACAACGGGTAAGCTCCCTACGACTATATCTGTCAGTTTCCACTAGGACGTGATCTAATCCGACATAGCGAAGGACCACGTATTGAGCAACCCGGCAAGCAGTACCGAAGTCATGCTTATAGAGCCGGATTGTATCAATCTGTAGGCAGCACATTAGAACCCCTTTCTTTTCCTTTCTCCCTTTTCAACTTGTTGGCAGAACGAAAGCACAATGCCAGCAACGATAACGAAAAGGACCATTACGATTAGCGAATAGTCGGCGGCGTGATGGATAGACATTACAGAACCCCTTCTGTTAACGGATTAGGCAGCCTTCGAAACGTATCATATACGCTTGTCTTGCAAGGAGATGACCGTTCCCGATATCTCTAGCGTTCATGACGAAATCAAGCCATAGGTCAAGACCGTCCAATTCAGACACGCTCTTGAGGTTCATGACTTTGAGAGTTGGGAGGAAAATGAAATCAACTTGGTGGATTGTTCCACCTTTCCACCCAAAGGCTTGTATGAAGCAATCTAGATTGGTTTTCGACGACATGACAAACCTCCTATGAAACTATAAGGCCGTTTTCAGTCTTGAAAGAACCTGTTACTTCGAAGCTAACGGACTTCACATTGAAGCCCAATTGGCGAGCCATACCAGTTGCCCACACTTCAGCATGATCATGTTCCGTATTGATATCGAAAAAGAACGACATTTGAGGCATGAGAGCCTCGTCAGTCCGAACGATTACCCAAAGAAAAACTTTATGTTCTTCACACATAGCAAACCCCTTTGCTTGAATAAGCCTTTTATAGACATGCTTAGGTCTTATGCCATGCATAGCTCTTAGGACATAGGAATACCCCCTCCAGTTTCCCAGAGGGGGCACCATCGGCTAGACTTAGGCGCTCGTTTAGCGGCGGAACGCCTTGGGGGCTATCAAGCCGATTTCGCGACGGACTTGCGCGCCGTGGGCGTTTCAGCCTTCTTGGGCTCTTCATTGGTGTTGTCAGCGACCAAGTGAAGCATCGGACGATATTCCTTGGGAACGTCCGTCACCTTGACGGAAGCCGGGATGATTTGGACAGCCGTAACAGGCTTGCCATCGACCATAACGCCATGCTTGAAGACAAGTTCGGTAAGATCGTTCAGCAATTCACGGGAAATCTTGACATCCCCCTTGAGCGCGGTAGACCAGAAGGACTTGACGACACCCAGAAGCTTCTGGTCAGCATCGAACTGGACCGGTGCCCGTTCAGGCTGGAACTTGAACCAAGGTTGTTCTTCCGCTTTCGCGATGATCTTGGTCTGAAGCTCTTCCGGCTTCTTCTGGAACCGTTCCTTCTTGTTGACGGTGTAGTACCATGCGAAGACTTCTCCACTTTCATCCCGCCGGCCGAACTTGTTGTTGTCGTTCAGGGAACCATCGGCCTTGATTGCCGAATTGGCTTCCTTATTGAAGGTGACGTTGGCGAAAACCTGGATGAAATTGTGCATTGCGTTGATACGCGCACCCGTTCCCTTGACACGGGAAAAGAACTGGTTGAGGCGAGTGGGATTGCGATGCAGTTCAATGTGAGCGACTTCCGAAAGGAGATAGATTGCAATCCGTTCATCCGTGTTACGAATGTCGTTCGCAAGTTCCTTGCCGGTCTTAGCAAGTTCTGCTGCATCGGTGATAAGATTGTACTTAGCCATTTGGATTTTCTCCTATTGAGATACTACCTACTAGGGTAACGTATCGAGACGATGCACTATTGCATCAATAACCACTAGCTTACATCTTAAGGGATACTAGACGCTCGTAGCGTTGTTTCTCTAAAACCTTAAGGCGCTAGTGGTTAGAATTACAATAGTCTTACCCAATAACTACCGAACAACTTTGCCCTATTCGGTAATTCACCATTTGCCCCACTATTTTGATATAATCTCTATAATGGATAAATTTTATACTTTCTTCACAACGTTTAGTCACTTGCTGCTAGGTTTTGTCAGAACCCCACAAGTGCTAATCTCACAGTCAAGACTTCCGAAAACCACAAGTACCCTAGCGATAGGAAGACGCTTCAAGAACGCCGCTAGTTTCGACCGTAGCAGTTAGTTCTAACGCCTATTCTTCATTCCCCTTGGATTAGGAGATATCCTTTGGATACAGGAGGTTTGCATAATCAACACAATCCCTATGCTCTACGTGCATCCCTGAGAGGGAGAGAGGTAAGACTGACAAGGGCTGAATTGAGAACGCCTTGAGTTGTGTGTGTACGATGGATATTAGGACCGACAATTAGTAACTGTCATTTGCGACAAGGAACCCAGCCCATTAACACTGGACTTGATTTCTCTGGGGCCTATCGTTTCCGATTGTTACCCGTCCGCTTTTAACCCCTAGCTTGCTTTCGCTATCCATCCTAACACTCCCTTGGCAGAGAGGCGGATTAGCAGGTAGGACATATACCAGTCCTATTCGATGCATCGCCCGGAAAGGATATCGACCTTACTTAGCCCCTGTATGCCGGAAGAAACCCGAATGGAGCATTTCAGATAGACAACCAATTGGGGCTATCACCTAGCACTTATTTGCCGTGTTCCCGTTGGGGACTAAATGGCCGGTTCTTTGAAAACCGTGGTTCACTTCTGAGCGGGAACCATTGCCCTATGCGCGGGGCTATTTCGCTCACATTACAACCCAAGAGAAATTCTTGGGGAACTTTAGAGCTAGAGAGAAAACCCTTGGCTAGCAATGGAACGAACCATTTGTCTCTCTAGCCCAATCCCTTGCGGGAAACTCAAGACCTTCCAAAAGGGGAAGGCAATTCTGTAGGGGAGATTTGAGCAATAGGAGCAACAAGTGCTACAACCATTGGAAAGGTTCACCCCTGAACCTAAAGAGTTGGCTAGCGTCCGATCACTGGGTAGACCGTCAACCATACTAGCTAGCCACTAGCCCAACCTCCCGGCGTTGGCCCGTGTCGAAAGGTCAAACTGTCAGCTTGCCTATCTCTCTTGTCTTGCGCCTTCAGGTCCTGCCTTCCCGCGCTACCTTGGTTTTATTAGCCCCGGCATTCCGGCACCCTTACCAAGTTCAAGAGGCTTAAGGACGTTGCCCGTTTGCCTTTCGACAATGCCCATTAACACCCAGAATAAGGCAGAATTAAGGCAGAATATGACCATTTTGTCTTTTTCTCCACAATCGAAATTCCCCAATGTTTTCTCGTGTAGCGCGGGTGCTGATATCCCCTTGGAAATCCCCATATCGCCACAAGGAAGGCCATACAGCGAGATTGCAGATTGTTCCAAGGCAATTCCCTAGCTCTAGCCGATCGGACTTCCTACGGTCTTCTGTTGTCTCCAGGTACATCAACAAAACTGACAACCTATGCACCATTAATGAATAATCCTTGGTCATATGCATTTACAACTCTAGTCTAGTTGCATTCCTCTCATTACAACCAATAGTATACTACAAACCCTAGGTTGTGTCAACTAATCAGAAGTTGTAGGAAAGTATTCCTATCCTTGGGATTATATTCCTATGCCTGGAAGAAAAGAATCCTATCTCTTCCTTTTCTTTCCTTCAAGAATAGTTGTACTTCAATGTTGGTCCTTCAAGTACATACAAGTAGTATTATACTTCAAGTATAGTTCTCCAGGTATAAACAATACTCTATTCAAGTATTACTCAAGTATATCTATCTGGATGATTATCCCCTCATCTATCCAATACTTCAAGTATACTTCAAGGCCTGCCTTCAGTAGGGTCGGGCAGGCCCAGGGGAGGGGGTACCTATTGTTGTATACACTTTCGATATATTTTCCAATAGTTTAGCTGTAAAATTACCTTCAGTTTTCTTCAAGTAAATCTTCAAGTACTGTCAAAGTCATAGTACTTCAAGTATAGGCCCGGAAGAACTATACTTACAGGATAGTACTTTTGAGAGTAAAATTAGTAGAAAACTTAAGAATATTTCACTTTTATACTACTTTTCTTCCAATACCCTATTGACAACACTTTAGAAAAATGGTATAATTAAATCAGTAGTAAAAGAAACAAGTAAAACTCTGTACTGCTTGAACTAACACCTACCTATGAGAACTAGGTTGACTGTGCTTGGTTCATTTGCAGTGTATCTCTGAACTACTTTGAGATTTTTGATTTAATTCTTGTTCAAGTGTCACTGAACACTGGTAAGTTCTTCAAGCTGAATGCTTCAAGCGTAACATACTGCTTTGATCTTCAAGTTCAGAAGTCGAAGTAGCTAATGTTCACGCTGTAGGAATTCAGCTACTTCTTCGCTTCGCTTGAAGTACTCCCGCTGAATAGGGACGTTAAGCTAAAATAATTTTTAATGAATAAATAGGTGTCAACTTATGTCAGACCTTAAAGAACAACTATTGGCTGAGGTAACTAATCAAGAGACAGGACTAACTCTTATGGAGGAAGCCTTCCTTGATAATCTCTTTGAATTCTGTAATGGGAATGTAAGAGAGGCTATGACTAAGGCTGGATATCCCAAGGATACTCCTGAGTCTCATGTCACCAAACCTCTTGGAAAATACATCCGAGAAAGAGCCAAAGAATATCTCACCTCTGCCTCTGCTCTTGCTTCCGTCTCTCTGGTAAACCTTCTGATTGATCCCAATCAACCTGGTGCTAAGAATGTCGTATCTGCTGCCAAGGAGATTCTTGATCGTTCTGGTGTCTATAAGGAAGAAGGAACCAAAGTTACTGAGGTTAGGAATATGTTTATTCTTCCTCCCAAGAACTCTGATGAGGACTATAAGATTATCGAGCATGAGTGATCTTCTTAAGTATTGTTTCACATATTGCGGCCCTGATAGATGTAACTGTCAGCCACCCAAAAGGATTTCCAATGACGAACATAGTAGAGCTAAAGACAAGGACAACGATAGTAAATGAATCTTGTGTAGAACTCCTAGAAGAGTGGCTTGAAAGAGCCCGTTCTGGTGAGATCCATACAGTCGCTATCGCAGGACTTACCGATCAATCTTCTTCCGTTACACAGTGGTCTGAGATCGATCATGTCCAAGCCCTACTAGGTGCCTTGAGAATCCTTGAAGCCCGTGTCGTACGGCAGGTGGTTGATTTTGACTGAATCTCCTCTTCTTCCCTTAGACCGATGGCTCCCTTGGAAAAGAAAGATCCCATACGGTAAGATCGGAGTAGGTTATTTAGTTGATCCCTCCGATCCTCTTAATATTATTCCAGACCCAGAACAGATCGTTCATATCGAACAGGCTTTTGATTATCTAGACAAAGGTTCTTCTCTCCGGGAAACATCGGAGTGGTTGTCACAGAAGCTACTTAAATCTGTTTCCCATCAAACTGTTTCCAATCTCTACAAGAAGCATCGTAAGCCCTTTCTCAATAGAATGACCAAACGGACTATCCTCAAGAAGGAAGTCAAAAGGTCTAAGGAATCTCTTGAGAAAGCAGAAGCCAAACGAAAGCTCACTAGAGCCAGAAAGAAATACGAAGAACTTCAAAAGAAACCACAAAGGAAGATTCCCGATGAGGAATTCCCAGAGGGCCCTACTCACAGGAAGGAACCCTATCGTGGTGGAACATTCAATCCTGAAGAAAGACAAACAAGTAAGCCTAAGAACCCTGACATTGATTTTGTCTTTGTTCCGAACGAAGGTCCTCAAACGGACTTCCTTGCAGCCACTGAACTAGAAGTTCTCTATGGTGGTGCAGCAGGTGGTGGTAAGACTTACGCCATGATTGCAGACCCTATGCGATACTTCGATAATCCGAACTTCGTGGGTCTTCTTCTCCGTCGTACAAATGACGAACTCAGAGAAATCATCTGGGAAACAAACAAGCTCTACAAGAAACTCTGGCCTGATGCCAAATGGCAGGATCAGAAATCCATGTGGACCTTTCCTTCCGGTGCCAAGCTCTGGATCACCTACTTGGATAGGGATGAAGACGTTCTCCGATATCAGGGACAGGCTTTCTGTTGGATCGGGATGGACGAATTGACTCAGTATCCTACCCCCTTTGCTTATAACTATCTCCGCTCACGTCTTCGTACTGCTGATCCGAGTCTTAAGAAGTCTCTTTCGATGAGGTTCACAACCAACCCCGGTGGCCCAGGTCATCATTGGGTTAAGAAGATGTTCATCGACCCTGCTCCCTATAATGAAGCCTTTTGGGCCACTGATGTAGAGACCGGGGAAGTCCTAAAATATCCTGATAATCATCATGACATCAGTAAGCGTGGCAAACCCATCTTTAAGAGACGCTTTATTCCTGCCAAACTACAGGATAACAAGTATCTCGCAGAAGACGGTATCTATGAAGCCAATCTTCTGTCTCTTCCCGAAGATCAGAGAAGGAAGCTCCTTGAGGGTGATTGGTCCATTGTAGAAGGAGCCGCTTTTGCTGAATTTTCTCCCAAGTACCACGTATGCAAGCCTTTCGATATACCACATGATTGGCGGCGTTTTAGAGCTGCTGACTATGGTTATTCTTCTCCAGCTTGTGTCCTTTGGTTTGCGATTGATCCGGCTTACGATACGCTATATGTCTATCGAGAACTCTACGGATCAGGAATGACCGGTGTGGATCTTGCCGAGAAGACTCTTAGATTAGAGCTTGGTGAGAAGGTTGCATATGGTATCCTAGACAGTTCCGTCTGGCATCAGAGGGGTCACTATGGTCCTTCCGTTGCTGAAGAGATGATCGCTGCAGGCTGCAAATGGAGACCCTCTGATAGGGGTCCTGGTTCCCGTGTAGCAGGTAAGAACAGACTTCATGAACTTCTGAAGATTCGTGAAGACCGTCTTGGAGAGAAAAGAGCAGGTATCGTCTTCTTTGATACTTGTAGACAGATTATTTCTGATCTTCCAGCTATCCCATCAGATCCCGATGGTACTGAAGACATCGATAGTCGTTATCCCCACGATCACTCTTACGACGCCCTTCGTTACGGAATTATGTCCAGACCTAGAGCTTCTTCTCCGCTCGATTGGGGAACTAAACCTATGCACAAATATATCCCTGCAGATGATGTTTTCGGTTACTGAGGAAAATGATGAAAAGAAATGGAAGACAATCTGATAACGTCATTGATATCAGAGATGCAAAAGAAAATGAAAAGTATCAAGCAACAGTCAAACAAGAAATGAAGGCAAGGAATTCACCCCGGCTTCTTTCCGATGAATCTGTTGCTTACAACACAGACAAGAGTCCATCTGACCTCATTGTCAATCGTTTGAAGAACCCAGGTAGAGCAACCAAAGCCAGAGCTACTCGTCAACACAACGACCCTGCTCCTGAGTCTTTGGATCAAACCTCTCGTTCTAATTATGACGAGGTTCCTTTCTTCAAACACAAAGAAGTTCCTAACGTATATAAGGAAGAAAAGTAATGGATAACGTCATCTCTTTCCCTGGCTCAGAAGTCCCTGATTACTACATTGATGATACTAAGGAACAACCTGGTGTCTCAGTGGAGAAAGTAATTGAGTCTCTTCAAGACAAGGAATTTGATGACATTATCGTTATCGGAAGAATGCCAGATGGTAGGTTCTATTTTGCCACCACCTCTGGAAACGTACAAGAGGTCAATTGGGATCTCGATAAGGCAAAGTCCATATTGATGTCCACAATGATTATTGATCTAGGATCTGACGATGATTAAAAATTGTAAACCTACAGCTATTGCTAAGATGAAAGCAGTAAAAGTATCCATTCCTTCCAAGAAACCAAAAGGTAAGAAATAATGGCTGGTGAAACTACTAGAGCTAAGATCGCTGATACGCTAGCAAATCTTATCGCTCCTGGTGCTGATGGCGATGCTCTCGCAAATGCTCTTAGAAGTGGTACTAAAATCGTTGTTCTCACTCAGGCTGAGTATGACGCCCTTGCTGTTAAAGACGCGAATACGATTTACATGACTACCCCGTAAGGAGGGCTTAATGACACTCTATAAAGGCTCTTCTCAACTATCAAATATTTATCTCGGTTCGACTTCTCTCTCCAGTGTCTACTACGGAAGTTCTACAGTAGGTGGTACTTGGTATAGTTCTAATGCCCTAGAAATTGACTTGATCAATAACCGAAGGGCGCTTCATGGTACAGAATACGCTGACGACACCGCCCTGTTTACTGCCCTCAAGGGTTCCGACAGCACGGCAACTGCATCGCTAACTTCTGGTCGATATACGATTGGTAACTATGTATCTTCTGGTATCACTGAAGAACTCCTAGATGGAACTTTTGATACTGGTACTCCTTGGATTCCAAACCAGTCCTCTGGTGGTCCCGCAACTCTCGAAATCGCCCCTCCGACGGCAGCTCATATCGTTGGTAACGGTGCTGTTAACCCTCGTATTGACCAGAAGATTAACCCTCTTAAGGGTAAAGCTTATCGCCTCACTGGAACGATTAGCCGGGGAACAAGTGGTCTAGGTGTTCAGTTCGGTATTGGTATGACCTCTGGCTTTGGTACTCCAATTGCACAGAGTCCACTCACGCCTTCGACCAACACCTACACGCATAACTTTTCGACAGCTACGACTGCAGAATCGCCAGACACGTACATTGGTATCAAATCTTCCGGTACAGTCGCAGGTACCAACTATACGACTGCTGATAACTTCTCCTGTAAGGAGTGCTGGCCCTATGAAGGATTCCAACAAGGCTTTGTTTCTGGTCGTATTCGTTTCCAAGCAGCGGCTTCAGCTTCGGGTACATTCTACCTTCTGGCTTTCGACAACAACGCACTAAACGGTACTACGGCTGTTGAACGAGCATTCATTCGTATCGCCCAAGTCAACGGTGTGATGCAACTTATCATCTCCTATGAAGTCACTCCGGGTACTGCTACCACACAGGCGACACTGTCTCTCGGTTCTGTTACCCCTAGTACAAACCACTATATCGACTTTGGTGTAGCCCCTGGTTTTGTCGCTGCTTCTATGGATGGTGGTGCACCTCAGAATTCGGTCATCACTAGCATTCCTGGTATCTCTCACCTTCGTCTGCACTATGGACGTTCGACCAGTGCAAACCTCTGGGATAACACCAACACTTGGTTGACCCTTTATAACAGCTTGATCTATCCGGCTGGCGCTAACCCGGCTTACTTCGTTAACTATGGTGACAGCTATGGTCGTGTCGGTGGTTACATTCGTGCTGCTACGAGCCTCATCCACAAGGATAAGTCTTCTGGTGGTCTGGAACTTCAGGCTATCTATGATCGTGTTCTAGCTAATCCGTCTGAATACGGTAAGCCAACTACGTTCTGGGATGGTAAGCCAAACGGAAATCCGAGTGGTACCCAAGACTACATCGATATGATCGAAGACATCGGTGATCTCATCGGTTGGGATAACTTCGTAATTGCTGGGCCATGTAAGACGATTATTGGTTCCGGTGAAAACGCAGGTATCGAAGCAAGAGCAGCCGGTATTCTGGCACTCTGCACAGCCAAGGGTGGTTACTACGTTGATGCTCAAGCAATCCTAGCCGCACATGGTGATGGTTCTGCTGGAGACAACGCCGCTATCGCTGCTGGTGTATGCCCTCCGTCGTTGCTTGAACCAGATGGTGTTCACGTAAATGCCGCAGGTAACACTTGGGTTGCAGGTGATGCCGTCACCACAGGAACGTATGCATGGGCACTTAAACAAATGGGCGCATGGTAAATTTTAAATAAGGAGTTCTTATGGCTTCATTTATGGATGATATGCCAATCAATAATGATCTGACAGTGGAAACATCTGCTGATCCTTCTTCGGCAGTTTCTGTACCTGAAGCCTCCGATGTTCCTAACGATGATCGAAAGTATTCTAGGCTCGTAGAGACCATTCGAGAAGACTTTGCCAAATCTGAACGTAAAAGATACATTGACGAACAGAGGTGGCTTGAGTGTTTTCGTAATTATCGTGGTCTCTACGGTCCTACTACTCAATGGTCTAGTAATGAGAAGTCGAAAGCTTTCATTAAGATCACAAAAACGAAGGTTATGGCTGCCGTAGCCCAAATCGTTGATGTTCTTTTTGCAGGAAATAGGTTCCCTATTGGAATTCAGACCCCAAATATTCCCATTGGTATTGAAGACACGGTACATGTAGATCCAACTGGTCAATCTCAGATTAAATCTGATAAAAATCCCCAGATGGCACCCCACATTGCCAAGCTTTTTGGTCCAAAACAGAAGGTTCTTGAGCCAGTCCAAGATAAAGTCCAGTCTGGTCCGGGAGTTTTGCCTACAGATATCACTTTTGAACCTGCAAGTGATGCAGCCAAGAGGATGGAAAAGCAAATCCTTGATCAATTGGACGAGGCAAATGCCTCTAAATCTCTCAGATCCACTGTTTTTGAGATGGCCCTTTTCGGAACGGGTGTTTTCAAGGGTCCTTTTGCCATTGATAAGGAATATCCCCGGTGGGGTAAGGACGGTTCGTATGACCCTGAGATAAGAACTATCCCATTTGTTGAATTTGTATCCATTTGGGACTCTTACCCCGATTGCGACGCCAGAAATATGGCGGAGTCGGAGAAGTTTATGCAAAGACATAGGCTCTCTCGTACAGAACTCCGTGCTTTGAAGCGTAGACCTTACTTCCGTGGTAAAAACATTGAAACTTTGATCGCAGAAGGCCCAAATTACACACAAAAGTATTGGGAAACAGCCCTAATTCAGCAAACTTCTAACCAAATGAACGTTGATGATAGGTGGGAAGTTATCGAATATTGGGGTGTAATTGACGCTGATATCGCCAAAGAAAACAACATTAAGATACCAAAAGAGTTCAGAAATCACGACCAAATTCAGGTAAATGCATGGATTTCAGGTGGTCATGTACTTCGATTGGTGTTCAATCCCTTCACTCCTGCTAGAATTCCTTATCATGTAGTTCCCTACGAAGTAAATCCCTATTCCTTCTTTGGTGTAGGTATCGCAGAGAACATGCTTGATACTCAGTTGCTTATGAATGGCTTTATGAGACTTGCTGTCGATAACGCAGCACTCTCTTCTAACGTCATTCTTGAAGTAAACGAAGACTATCTCGTTCCAGGGCAGTCGATGGAACTCTTTCCGGGTAAGATTTTTAGACGACAGGGTGGTCAAACCGGACAGGCAATCAATTCTGTTAAGATTGATAACCACACACAGGATGCACTCTTTGCCTTCGATAAGGCTAGACAGCTTTCTGATGAAGCAACTGGTATGCCCTCCTATGCACATGGTCAAACAGGTGTAGCGGGTGGTACTGCTAGAACTGCCGCTGGTATGTCTATGCTTATGGGTGCTGCTGCTCAGAATATTAAGGCAGTCGTTCGTAACATCGATGATTATCTTCTGACTCCATTGGGTAAAGCCCTTTTCGCATTCAACATGCAATTCAATTTTGATGAAGACTATGTTGGAAATCTGGAGGTAGTTGCCAAGGGTACTGAGTCCCTGATGAGAAATGAAATTCGTTCTCAGAGACTTCTACAATTGGCACAGTTTGCTGCTCCTAATCCTTCAATGGCTCCGTTCATTAAGTGGGATTATATTCTTCGTGAATATGCAGCCTCTCTTGATCTTGATGAAGACAAGGTTGTTAACGACCCTCGTGCTGCCGGTATCCAAGCGATGCTAATGAAGCAGATGGCTGAACTCTCAGGCCAAGGACAAGAAACCCCAGAAGGGCAAGGTCCAAAGGGTGGAGTACCAAGTCCAGATGATCCAACCGGTAACGGTGGTGGAAACATAGGTCCCGGTAATTCTCCTGCTCCTGGTGCTGAAGGCTTCTCTGCTCCGCCTCCGCAAGGTGTTCAGTAATGAATAAGAAACATGCAGAAAAACTCCTTGGGTTAGTTAATTCTAAATCGAACATGGATGCTCTGGCATTCTACACTGATCTACGAGTTGACTATCTCAAGGAACAACTAGTTAACGCTTCAACCATAGAAGATGTAAGAAGGTTTCAAGGTGCTATCGAAGAACTCAAGAGGTTTAAAACTCTGAGAGAAGAAGTCAACAACCCGAGGGATTAAGATGGCGAGAACTGAAGAGGATGGTCTCCTCGAAATCCTACGTAAGTTAATCGGTGACAGAGGTGGTGACGCTAATGACTTCGATCAAGAATATGTTGAACCCACTGCTAACGAAAACTATGGTTATGTAAATAAACCCGGTATCATGGGTGCTGCAGGATTTCTTCCTGGACCTATGGGAACTGTTGCTAAAGTAACCTCTGGTATGATTAACCAAGGTAACAATCAAGCAGCTCGTCGTGCTAGAGAAGCAATGGGACTTCCTAATGAGAAACCTAGCTTTCTGAAGGATGTAGTAAATGGTCCCAAGAATGGTAAGGTTGCTGATGTTAATATCGCAGGTCAACAGTATCCTGTAGGGTTCGAAGCGCAAGACGCAGACAAGAAGACTACACTTACACCTAATGAGGCTCGTATGAGGGGTCTTATGGCTGGTGGTATGACTGAGACTAATGCTCCTTCTACCAAGAGAGAGCCCACTATGGTCGAAAGACTTGCCAAGAATGTCTTTGGTGACAAGGATGAAATGGAAGACGGAAAAGATCGTACAGTGGATAATCTCCATGCAGGACTTGGTCTAACTCAAACACCTGACGGTTTTAAAGCAATTGATGATCCCGATCTACCTGCAAGAGATATGGCTAATGTCAATTATGATCTTGATGGTAAGGGTCGTTCTGAAATCCCTTCTTCCGGTATTGGTAATAAAGTCTCTGATGTCGTAACTGATGTACTCGGTTCTGGCTATTCAGTCGATGTAACCTCAGGTCAAGAACCTGAAGGTCGCTCTCCTGTAGGAAGCCAGTACAGACATCCATTGGGCTTTGCTGCTGACCTTAAGATTACTGACCCACAAGGTCGTCCACTGTCTCTATCGAACCCACAGGATAAAGCTGCCCTACAAGACGTAGCTCATGGTATGGCTGCCAGATACAATGCCAACTTCGGTATGGGTCCTGAGTATATGGGTGATGAAACAATGCACATCGATACTATGGATCTCAACAAATATCGTGGTGGTCCTCAGTGGGCTTCCGTTGGTAAAGAGTGGGCAGGAATGCTCGATGAGGCAAGAGCCACTGGTGTAATGCCTTCTCAGTATTACGATATCGATAATCCCCCTGTACCCGGTCAGCGTCCAGAGGAACCTTCTAATCTTATAGCAGAACAAGACGAACCTCAACAGACTCCTGCTGAACAAGCTATAGGCTTTATGGATCGATCTGCTCCACAAGAAAAACAGAAGGAAAGTCTCCCCACCTATGACTCACTGATGGGGACTCAACCTACTACTGTTAATCCAGATCGTTTCAAAGATATCACCGATGAAGAGAAGACCCTGATGGGTATGACCCTCGCTGGTGAACTCGACCCTTCTAAAACGGATATGTCTACTGAAGCCGGTCGAAGAGAAGCGATGGGTATCCTCTCTACTGTAGAGAATAGGGCACCTAAATATGGTGGTATCACTGAAGCTATTCAAGCACCCAAGCAGTACTCTACTTGGAACAATGAAGCCGCTGCTAATACCGCTGCTAACAATTACTACGGAAATAAATCAACTTATGATACTCTCGTAAGTGATTACATTTCTAACCCCGAAAACAATCTGGGCTTTACTAGCTATCACGCAAATACAGTAAATCCTGGTTGGTCATCCAAAATGGCAAATCCTGAAACCATTGGTCCACATACTTTTGGTTTCATGAGTGAGTATACTCCGGAGAAATCTCCCGTAACACCTAGTACAGTATTTAATACGGCTGCTTCCTATGCCCCTAACATGACTGGCATGGTATCAGAAGTAAACGCAAACAAAGGTTTGGCATCTACTGCATCTAGCAAGCCACAGAGTATGACACAAACTTCCACACAGGAAACTAAAGGACCTTCAGGAGAATCCCGAGGCTTTAGTGGTGGTGGATCTGGAACTGGTGGATCATCTTCCATGTCTTCAGGCTCAAGAACTTCCGGAATGACTGGAACTTCTATGAATTCTGGTAAAGACAGAGACGATAAAACTTCATCAGGATTCAGTGGTGGAAGATCTTATTAACAATTAATGGCTACCCCAACCTTCCTCGATTTGTAAGGAACCACTTGTGGCCCCAAAGGAGAACTAATGACTAAGTATCGTAACCCCAAGCATGAACAAGAAGCTCTGGAACTCGAACAGCTCGAACAGGAGCAGAATTTCATGGCAGAACCGGCATCATCCGCAGAGGATGAAGTCTGGAAGAAGCGCTACGGGGATCTTCGGCGACATGCCGATCAGGTTCAGAATGAAACCAAGACACGTATGGCTGAACTTGAACAGAAACTAGAACAGGCTCTCCGGGGCCAACTTAAGGCACCTAAGTCTGATGAAGACGTTGAACTATGGATGCGTGAATATCCTGAATTCGCTGGTATTCTAGAAACCATCGTACAGAAGCGCATCAGAGAAGCAACCTCTCAGACTGAGGCTAAAATCGCAAAGGTTGAGCTTAAGCAAAAAGAATTGGATGCCCAAGAGGCATTCATGCTTCTCAGAGAACTCCACCCCGATCTGAATGATCTTCTCGCGAAAGATTCTCATTTCAGGAAGTGGTTGGATAAACAACCTGAGAAGTACAAAAACAAGATGAATGGTCTCGATGTGGAAGAAGCTTCACTTGTTATTTCTAAGTACAAGGCCGAAAACAAGAAGTCAACTAAGTCGAAGGTCGATGAGGATGACTACAACGGAAAGGATGCAGCCAAGGTGGTGCGCAACCGTTCTACTGTTGAAGAGCCGGATGCAGATGCTGGTGACTATGAGTTTTCCGAGTCCCAGGTTCAGAAGAATGGAAATCGTTGGTACATTGCAAATGAAGATGCCATCGAATCCGCTATCCGCAGGGGTAAGTTCCTTTACGACATTTCGGGTGGTGCCCGCTAATTAGTTCAGGATTACCTGACATAGATATACATAGAAGACTACCCATTTTGATTGACCCCCGTAAGGGATACTCAAGATACATGGCCTCCTCTTATGGAATTGATCTATTTAACCCAAATTAAATATTTTAATCTCATGGAGAATTTAAATGGCATTTCAAAGTGCAACTGGTTATAATAACCTTCCTAATGGTAAATTTAGCCCGGTAATCTACTCGCAGAAGGTCCAGAAGCAATTCCGCAAGACCTCTGTCGTTCAGGACGTTACCAACTCTGACTACTTCGGTGAAATCTCGAACTATGGTGACTCGGTTCAGATCATCAAAGAACCGGAAATCGCGATCTCTAAGTATGCCCGTGGCGCTCAGCTCACGTCGCAGGATCTCGAAGACCAGGACTTCACCCTCATCGTTGACCGTGCGAACGCATTCCAGTTCCAGATCGACGACATTGAAAAGAAGCAGTCGCATGTAAACTGGATGGATCTGGCAACGGATCGTGCAGCTTACAACCTGGCTCAGACCTATGACGCTGACATCCTCGGCTATCTGTCTGGTTTCGAGCAGCTCACCCTCGGTGGTGCATGGACGGCTCGTACGGCTCCGGTTGGTACGAAGTCTGAATCCACGGCTGACTCGGACGAACTGTTTGCGATCCACAAGCTGGCTCGTAACTCCTTCGTAACGGGTGGTTCTTCTTCGGACTCGATTGCTGTCGGTACGGCTGGTACTTACGACGTAACGCCTCTTCAGGTAGTTAACCGTATGAACCGTCTGCTCGATCAGCAGAACGTTCCGAAGGAAGGTCGCTGGCTCATTGTTGATCCGGTCTTCCTCGAAATCATCATGGACGAAAACTCGAAGTTCATGAACCAGTTCTATCAGGATTCGGAACAGCTCTCCAACGGCAAGCTCTCGGCCAACACGGTCTATGGCTTCAAGTGGTACACCTCGAACAACCTGCCGTTCATCGGCTCGGGTCCGGCTGTCCTCGACAACAACGGTTCGTCCACCGACTATGGTGTCATCGTTGCTGGTCATGACTCTGCTGTTGCTACGGCTGAACAGATCAACAAGACGGAATCCTTCCGTTCTCCGTTCGGCTTCTCGGACATCGTTCGTGGTATGCATATGTACGGTCGTAAGATCCTGAAGCCTACCGGCCTCGTTCGTGCAATCTACAACAAGGCTAACTAATAGGTCATAAGGAGAAATATAAATGGCTACTATTACTACTCTCTCCAATCCTACCTACGCTACGGCTAACCTTGCCCCGCGTACGATGGATAACGCTAACTTTGCCTATAAGGTATGGCGTGAAATCGACCTCGCTGCTGCTGTAACTGCCAAGGGTTCCGCTCTTGCACAGGCAGACGTTATCGAGGCTCTTCGTCTTCCGGCTGGTGTCCAGATTCTGGCTGCTGGTGCACAGAAGACTGCTGCCATGACTGGTACTTCTACGGACCTCACCTTCGACATTGGTATCACCGGTGTTGACGTTGACATCTACGTAGACGGTTGGGACTTTGACGCTGCTGCTGTTGGCTCCTATGCCACTCCGGCAGGTGTTCAGACCCCGGCTCTCGTACTCTCGGCCTCCGACACGATTGATATCCTGTTTGCTACGCAGACCGGTACTGTCCTGACGGGCAAGGTCATGGTTTGGGCTGTAATCGTTGACGTGACTGTTGAGTCCCGTGGCGTAATCGCTCAACCGAAGTCGTAATTAATCTAACTATTGGTGGGGTCCTTGTGGCCCCATCATTCTATAATAGGGGTTAATTATGGATAACGAAGGATTGGATAAAAGAATATCCGTCCTTGAGCAGTGGAGAATTCTCGTTGATGTATCTTTGGGTAAACATGAAGTTAACTCAGAATACATGAAAAAAGAATTCGCTGAACTCAAGGATGAACTAAAAGACATCAAACGAACAGCTAAGAATCTT